TGAGCGAGGCGACCATCATCAATAAATGGTCGTTGGAATTCGCCCTGCCGCTCGTAGGTTTGTCTATAAGCGTCTTCAGCGGCGGTAGCCCCCAAATCCGTCGCAAATTGGGCCGCGTCAAAACCCCTGTTAACGTCGGTCAGGGCAGTGTCAAAGCCTCTATTGGCGTCGGTTAGGGCAGTGTCGAAGCCAGCACCCAAATCTCCGCGCGCGCCGGCGAACGAAGCCCTATACGCGTTTCCAGCAGCGTCAAAACCTTTATCCGCGGCTTCTTGGGCTGCGGTGAACGCCCGCTCGTCCGCGCCCCGCGTTTCGGTAAAGCGCAAGCGTTCCAGATTCTGCGCCTGCGTGTTTGCTTCATTCTGCGCCTGCTGCGCTATGGCTGAGGCTTCTTTTGCCGCCGCAACAGCTTCAGCCGATCCAGTACGCTGCGCTTCTACTGCCAGCGCCGCTGCACGCTCCTGCGATGCTGCTGCTGCGGTAGCTGCTTGAGCCTGTGTGTCAGCCGCCTTTTTAGATGCTTTACTAGCGATTACACCGCCGCCAATCGCGGCTGTTGCTGTTATAGCTGCTGCTGCTGCCACACCCATTTTACGCTTCCTTCAGTTGTAAACGGTATGCGCTACCGTGATCTTGCGCGCCTAGGCGCTTATATAGCATGGAAATACGGGGGCCGGAACCCCTTTTCCCTGCCTCAAAAAAGACTTCGTCAACACCTTTATTTTTTAACTCTTTAATTGCTTCGCGTTGCAGCTTCAACCCTAAACCGGGGAACTCTGGTGACGCAAAGAATGTAGTGTTTGTAGCGGATAAAATGTCGGGCGAAGTTAACGATGGGGCTATTAGCGTCATCAGATAACCAAACATACGACCGTTACACCGAGCGGTCATAATCTGCATACCGCCAACGCCGTACAGCGCGCGCATAAGCGGCAAGTTTTTATTCTGCCAGTTGCCGGGTGTTTCACCTACCTGAATAAGATGCTCGTCAAACAGACTGTCGGCGTCGCGCACCCAGCTATCAAAGTCTTCTGTCTGGAAAGTGACGCCTTCGGGCGGCTCATTAACCTTGGGCGCGAACGCCGTTATTGTCTGATGCTTGGCAACCGACGCCAACTTTTCCATCGCGGAAGCATATGCCGTGTAGTGGCGCATCATTGCGGGCAAATTGATCTGGATGTTGGCAGGCGCCATACGCGCGTAGTGGTCAAGATCATGCGGCTGCTGAAGGCAATGCTCAAACACTGCCGCGCAAGTGTCTTCTTCATTCAGGCTGTCAAACGATACGGACAAGACGTTGGGTAGCCGTGCCTCAATCTGGTCTAGGCTGCGGTCCAGCTTTAGCAGTATTGCGTCAAGTTTATCGCGGTCAAACTGCGTGCCGGCTATCTTCATCAGACTTTCGGCAACTTCGTCACGCGGACGGCGTACAACCAGAACGCGGGCGTTGGGTGCAAACTTGTCTAGCAGCCGCCACCAAGGCGCACCGGCAGTTTCCGCGGTGCCAATGTTAGGCTGCGAAAACCATGCCTGCACATCATCAATGCTACGCATATGCCGTAACTCTTCGTGGCCGCACATCCATTCACCATAAGTCAGAAACTGAGACAGCCAAGCTGACCGCGACCTAGGTAAAGAGAATACGACAAACGGCGGCATTAACTAATCTCGCGTCCAGACGCGCGCAAGTTGACTGCCGCTGCTGCTGACGCAAGCGTAGAGACAAACCCGCCGGACGGCAGGGTGTGGCCTACGATCTCTGGAAAGGTGTAAGTCTCGCCGGGTTGCAGCGTCCGCGTCTTGACGATCAGGTTGCTGTTGCCGGTGGCTTCGCTAACCGTTGCTAAGTTGACGCTTACGTTGACCATGCCGCTACTAAAGTTGGTAGCCGTGAACTTGTCAATGATAGTCGTGGTGCTGCTTGGCGCCACATACTGCGTAGTCTGGGCGTTTTCCATATTTTTGGCAGGGATGATGTTTGCTGCAATAATTGGCATGAGCCGGTCCTATCAGGTTACGTTGCCGGTGACGTAGAAGGTTTCAGTGCCGGTACACAACACGCTAGCGACACCGTAGGCGGCGACGGTGCGGCTGCCTGTGGTTGCAGTGCCGCCAAGCCGTAGCGTCGTTCCAGCGCCCTGTGTGAGCGTAATGGCGCTGGCGCTGCTGTTGACAACGAGAAACTCGTTACCGGCCACAAACACACCTGACGGGACTGTGGTGGTAGCGGAAACAAACAGATGCTTTCCGATGTCCGACGCCGCCGCGGTTGTGTTGAGGCTTTGCGGGACGCTACGGAACCCGATAGTGTAATCCGTACCAAGGCTGTCTTTGACCGTTGACGCCGAAGCCAGACCTGTGATGGTCTTGTTTGTCAGCGTCTGGGTGGCTGTCAGATAGACGCCGTTCGTCACAGTGCCAGCGTTACCCGATATGTCGCCGGTTATAGTAACGCCAGTAATGGTGACGCCGGTGATCGTGCCGCCGGTAATAGCCACGTTGTTGGAGTTCTGGCTGGCAAGAGTACCATAGGTCGCAATGTTATCGACGGTCCATTGCAGCACGTTAGTCGCGCTTTCCAAAACTACTTTGTAACTGGATGCAGTGGAGAACCACAGGTCGCACTCGCCGCGGGAATCCAAAATAACGGGGTTGGTGTTGGGTGTAACCCCCGACGCGCTAGTATATGTTTGCAGCGGCGTTGTCGTACCGGCTGCATAGGTATAGACCTTGCCGCCGACCAACGGGCTACCGTTAGCATCGAAGAATTGTGCTTTAGGTTGTGGAGCAAGAACAGTCATATCTAAACCCTAGTTAATGTTATCAGTAACCGTCAGGATGACGGACGGAATTGCGGGGACAGGGCCGCTTGCAGCCGCTGCGCGAATTTCACAGCCAGTATTATCTGTGGACCAAACTAACTCAAAATAATCGCCGGCGGCTAAGTTTACCACAAAGTTCCATGCGGCGACAACTGCTGAACTGCTTCCGGCTAACGTCACGCTAGATGCAGAGTTTGCTGCGTCAACGCCATTTACCCTGTACCAGATAAAGACGTTTCCTGAACCGGCGGCGGTTTTGTTAAGCTGCGCCGAAAACTGAAAATTGTACGTGCCTACGCGGTCCACATACGCGCGCGATGTAGGCGTGCCGATGTAAGCGCCTTGCGTTAAAGTTGTGGAGTTAAGCGTGATGGGATACGCCGTATTGATGACGGCAGCAGTCTGCGTGGTCGTATCAAAGAACGCACCGTAACGCTTATCGCTTACTTGTGGCGTGTACAGCGGGGCCAAGTCTTGCCCCGAAGATGAACTTGCAGCCGAGTTAGCTTGACCGCCGCCCGTTATCGTAAAAAGGTTAAACAGATACCTGTACCACTCACGCGTAACCGTGCCGTCAGCCGCGTCCGTAATCGGGACGCGCGACGCAGGGATACGGGTAAGTAGATCGTTAGGCATTTGTGCCGCTCAACATCAGTTCAGCGCCGGTCAAGTAAATACGGACAGGATCACTGCCAGACACTTCGTAGACGCGGTCGCGCAGCTTCAGCGTCATGCCAAGCCGGCGCCAAATGACGCGGGTGCCAGTTGCGCCTATCTTGCCCATAGCGGCCCAATGTTCGTTAGACCATGTATGGCCGCCATCGTCGGACCAGCGGAGCATAGCTTGCGGGTCGCTTCCTTGGCCGTCGTTCAAGCCAACGCCGGTTTCGCACTCAAGCTGCAAGCTATGGTTTGCTGTACGCGTAAGATTGTTCTGGCCTGTCGGCAGCGCGCGCCACGACCGCAACCAACGCTGCGCTATACCATTGTCTTCAAAAACATTTAGTTCAAACGTGTAGATGTTGCCGTTAGCGTAGTCGCCGACGATGATATTGCCTTGGAAGTTACACTGGCAATTGCTGCGGTGGCGCGAGAAGACGCCGCTATCGCCGGAAGGTGTGAGCGGTAGCACCGTGTAGAACGCGCCAGAATAAAACGATTCCGCCTCAAATGCGCCTTCAGACGGCGCAATAGCTGAGTAAGATGACCGCTGATGCCATGCGCCAGTAGCCGCGTCATACACCCAAGTTTCATCTGCGGACGGGAACGACAGGACGTAGAACGCATGGCCGTCCTGCTGGTAGGTGTAACCTACAGCGTCGCTCATATCTAGGTAGTTTTGGATTTGCCATTCAATCGCGTGCGTTGATATGCGCTGCGCGCTATAGCCAGCCGCACGGTAAATAACGCCTTGGCCGCGTGCATCCGCACCGAGCCAGAACACAGTGTTGTCCATCTTGGCGATGGAGTGCGGCGCAGCGCAACCGATTTCGTTGAACGCGCCTTGGATCGGGGATAGCGGAAAGTCTAGGCCGCCAGAGTTGTACCACACTTCGGTGGAGTCGGTGCCAAACACCCAACATTCGCGGTGGTCTACTAGTATGCCAACGACGCCGTCAGGGCTACCTTCGGCGCTGGCAAACTCTAGCGGGTCAATCTGGAAACCATCAAAAAGCTGCGTCACCCAAAGTTTTTGGCTATTAGGCTCGTTGAACACAAAATAGCCGTCGAGATAGCCGACAGTAACCGCACCCGGAAAGTCAGGGTCAGTAATCTGCCCAAACGTGTTGGTTGACTCGTCGTAGATATACGAGTCGGGATTGCAGGCGAAGAATATCTGTGTGCCATTGTCAGCGATAGACACAGGGCCAGTGCCGGTTACGTCGCCCAGTTTAACAGGCGTTCCGGTAAGGCTGGATAGTTTGTAGACTTCAAAGCCGGACACAACGTAAAAGTCATCGCCGCGCGTCTGGTGCGCCCACAGCCCGCGGATCGGGCCTGTGCCAATAACTTGCTGAAGTTGCAAGCCGGGGCAACGCTGAATAAACGCAGGCTCTATGCCGCCTTCTGGCACCGCTTCTGGAAACAAGTTTACCATGCGTGCGTTGGCAGCGTTTACTGAACGGGCCACATACGCGCTGCCCAGTATGGGCGTCTTCATTAGTAGTTTCCTGCAAAAATGTTATACCGCTGGCGCGATGCAATAAGGCTGTATGGCATCGACATGATGTCATCAGGATTGTTGATGCGCTTCAGGTTGCGCTTGGAATACATAGCTATGCGCTGAACTTGTGGCGACGGTTCTTCGCCAAACTCAGGTGCTAGTTCGCACGCTAGGTTATAGCGGAACGCACGCAGATAGCCGGGCGGGAACGAAAGGACTGTGTCAAGCGTTGCCGGCTGTGTCAGTTCTTCGACCGAAATGAAATGCCATTCTAGATCGCGCGTTGGGCGCGGGTAGATAAACATTTCAATGTCAGGATACGTCATATTGGTAAAGATAACCTGCGGGAACGTA